ACTTTAAATATTAAATCGCTTCTACTTACATAAATAAAATTATTTTCAGAATAAGATGTTGAGAGAAACGCTAATGCTGGAATTAATTGTTTTCCATTACTACCACCGATCACCTGCAACTCACAATTTGCTATTAAATTTGAATATAAAACTAAATATGGATATGTTTGATATTGAGGACTATTTACCGCATAAATTGCCTCTGAAAATTGTGATGTAGATGCTGATGCGTTTATAATACCTAAATTATACATTGGCATATCAAAATTTGGATTTTCTCGTGTTAAATTACTATTTGCTGTGCCAAATCCGCTAACCAACGCTAATACCGAACTGGTAGAAATTAATCCGTTGGTTGTAATTGGTGATAATTGATTATTATAAATATCAAATGCATTTTTATCAACACCTAAAAATTTATTATATTTTGTTGAAACCAAAGGTGTCTGTGTTTTTGAATAAATTGGAAGTAATTGATTTAACTGAAATCCTAATTTATCAAATAAAGTATTTTTATAATTTTTATAAGATAATGCTGTTAATGTTAAATCTGTATTATCATCTTGTTTTATTATTAAATCTGTAATACCTATACCACTCTGCGATGATGAAGCCGTAAATGGTATATTTTCTTGTTTAATATATGCGTATGGTTTTATAGTAGGAGGTAATAAAAATATTACACTTGCTGTATCAAATCTAAAATTTAAAGGTGCTTCTTGAATATCAAATACAATAACTAAATTATTAGTTCCACCTGTTAAAACTGTTTCACTATTTAAACATCTTAATTCAAATTGACTCATATTATAAGGGGTCATGTGAGTGCAATTTAAGGTAAAAGGATTACCTGATGGGTCGCCTTTTCCTAGTGCTGGAAAATTAAAAGGAACAACAGAATACGCTTGTGGTTGGCTGAAAATACCAGTTTTATCTATATAACCATTTAAACAAACTGCTCCTGGCTCGATAGAACTAGTAAAAAATGGAGGATCAAATGGATCATCTGGCACTACTGGTCGTAAATGTATATCAGTATTATCTGCGAGTAAATCTGAATATGTTTGTTTTATAACATTGCCCTCGATTGATTGACACTGGCGAACTCTAATATATGTTTGAACTACACCAACTCCTCCGCACCTTCCTGGATTCCAGCGGTCAGCAGTTCCACCCCTATCGCTTCCACCTGTTCTATTTGTATATACAGTTCCACAATTCCATACATTAATATCTTCTGCTAATACACCGCCAGAAAATAGTCCTCCATCATCACCTTTAAAAATATATCCTGCTGGTAGATTTACTTGCTGACTAAATGCAGAAATTGTGTTATTAACATTTATAACATCATTCTGTGGTGATGCGTTAGGTGTAAAACTTGCTAACTGAAAAACTCCGTTACCTTGTTTCTGTAATGTATGTAAATTTTCTATTGAATATCGTGCCGCTTCTGAATTATAATTTACAACTGGGTCATTTGCACCGATATTTATAGTATTAGAATGTGATTTCCCACCTGACGCGTAAAATTGTGTTAAATTTTGGTCGGTTGATGGAACGATACCAGCATTATTTTTAGTATTTTTATATGTATCTGTTGCTATTAATTCTGGTTGTGTTATTGTCTGTCCAAAACAATCTTGAATACCTACATTTTGCTGGTAATAATTATTTTGTAAATCAGTAGAACCATTTTTAACGAGACTATCTTGAATTTTTGCTTGTGAAAAAGTTTGTAAATTTGTTTGTTGTGTTGTGGCTGGAAATGATAAAGAATTTTGTGATAAACTTAATCCAGCACCTAATGAAAGATATTCACCAGTTTCTGGAACTGCAAAATAATCTTCTTGTTCTTGTTCTTGTAAAATTAAACACATAAAAGGAATAGAACATATATTTACTTCACCAGCACCGAATGATGTTCCACCTTTATTTAATGAATTTAAAACAACTGGATCATTTTTATAAAAAATTGGAAACATACCGATACCATTACCATTATTAAATGCTGTTATTTTTTCCCACATTAATCGTAAATTTTTTCGTCCATCGCCAGTTTTTAACCATTCTGATGGTCTTGTTGTAAATCTATTGGATAAATTTGGAGGCAGTGGTATTCTCTCATTTAATGCATCTTCAAACGTAAAATAATTTATATTTTTTCCATTATTATCAATTTTTGGAAAATAACGAAATGCTTTTACAAATCTTTTTAATGCTTTTTGATACGCCCTTGAAGGATTATTATTTTCTATATTTGGATGGTTATACATATTATTATCTTCAATTTTAGAACTAAATTTAGTATCAAAATCAGAGGCGTATGTTGTCCATGAAGGAATGCCAAAATTTCTTTTTCCTGCTCTGGTTTTTGCTGGAATATCATTAGTAATAGGAATACCTGATCCTGTTGATGTTGAAGAATCATCATTATTAAAATTTATATAATCTGCTTCTCTACATCTAAAACCTTGATCTCCTGCATTTGGAAGTAAAATTGAAGCAGTATCATTATAATCTGGGTTAGTGTGTCCTGTGGTTTCTTGTGTTAATAAATAACTACCATTTACATTAACTGAATTTACTACTACCGACCTTGACACTAATGATTGAGTTATTGAAGTTGGATCAGCTGGAACATCATAACCAATTTCTAAACTATTCTGATATGGTTGTTGTTTATACATTTGATAAGTTAAAAAAATATTTGGTAAAAATCTAGCAGTTCCAGTTCTTCCAGCAACTGGTGCTTGTCCCATCCCTTGATACATTTGTATTAAATCATAAGTCATATTACCCTGTATATTATTGCTTGGTAATTCTGGACTACTATATTGATCATCTATTCTACCAAATACCCATTCTACATAATTATTATCATAAAATGTTTCTGATTGACTCGCTACTGAATTTTTTTCTGCTTCATCTGGTAGAATATTTCTGAATTTACCTGCATTACTATCATAAATTTTATTATTAACCTTTACTAATTCTTTATATTCATTATTCCATAACTCTGCGATTATATTACCATCAAAAATTATATTTGTTGCGATCATACTCATACGCTTTGGTGCATAATATGCAAATGTATTTTCACGACTATAAACGGCATTTCGTAATGTTCTTCCTCTATTAATTGTAAAATTTTGAACAGGATTAGTTGGATCTGGTGTATTTTCTGCTGTGATTTGTGATACTTCTTTAATACCCAAATACCAATCTTGCATAAATGCCATCGTTTTATTTGTCGTTATTTCTTGATTATTATTAAAAAAAAATACACCACCCTCTAAAAGACATGAAAAACATCCATATTGTCCCACTTGATATGTGTCAGTATCTATTGTTCCGCCATTTACTCGTCTTGGAACTTTTGCATAATTTCTATTTCCAGTAACTGCTGGAACTAATTCGGGAGCATAACCAGTATAAATAGAGTATAATTTATAAGCATCTATATCATTTACTATATCCATAGTACAGGGGGTAGATTGAACCATAGGATTCATTTTACATAAACTTCGCCATTCCCTCGGATTAGCAGATAACATAATTTTATAAAATTTATTTTTTGCTTGATGTGCAGAATAAAATTGACCCATTTGCGTATCTGATTGAAGGTCTGGATCACTAATTGGAACTCTTGATGAAACCCAATTTAACATTTCTGGTTCATGACAAGTCCAGTATTTATCTGTTGCTCTATCTGCTTGATTATAAATATCTATTCCTTTTTTTGTTGTTTGTTCTAATTGTTTATGTATAGTTTCCCAAATAAAACCTGAAAATGTTGGATAAGATTTAAATGTTTTATTTGAAATAGTTGGTAATTCTGTTTTTATAGTTCCTATTCCTCCATCATTAGGCGTTGTTGTATCATAACTTTTATCTGCTTTTATTGTAGATTGTATATCACCTAATCCAGCAGTAAATGATGAAACTGGAAAATAACTAAAATTATTATATACATCATAAATTGCTGGTGTAATTGAAATTTCTTCTCGTGGTTGTGAAGCAGTGCCTGTATTTTCTTTTAATTGTTCTGTTATATTTTTTGCAATTTGAGTAGGTGTAAAACTACCTTGACCGATATCAATATCTATTCGTGTTTTTAAAAAATGAAAATATTTCGTATTTCTTTCTCCGTTTGGACTATCTCTAAAATTTAAATATCCAAAACCAAAAGGATTTTCTGGGATACAATCATTAGTGTATGGATCATAATACGGACCGAGATTACAAAATTTTTCATCGTCATATTGCGGACAATAAAAACGCAAATTATTAGGTGCGGTAGTATTTAACCCTCCTTTAAATCTACAACTTTCTAAAACAATAGGATCATTAAAAACTGGATTTTGTGCAGTTGTAACATCTCCTCCATGATCTATATTTTGTAAGTCATTAAAATTCTCTGGCATCGTATTATATGCAATTTTACTTAATGAATTTTGATATACTCCATTTTGACACATTTGAACTGCATTTAAATTTAAACTTTTGGTTCTTGGTTCTGCTGTTGTGCTTGTAAATCCACGACTATTAATTAACATTTTATCATTCCACATGCCACCTGGTAATATTTGCAACGGATTAGCACCACCTTGAACGAATTGCTGTGGTAAATTTGTTGGTTTTTGTTTAGCATCAGTATTCGCAACACCTGCCTCTGTCGGTTGATCTCTTACAAATATCCCTTTATCTCGATTATTAATATTTTGATTTACACTATCAGGTAAAGGATCTGCTTGACCAAATTGAACCCCAGCCATTCCCCATTGAGGAGTATTATCACACCATGATTTATATCCCATCGCTTGACATTGGTTTAATTTGGCATTATCATCACTACCTGCGGGAGATTGAGAATATCCTATTAATGAAGTGTTTTGAATTCCAGTTGTTGCATCCATCGCTAGTTCAGTATTAAAAAATATACCTTTACTACATAACCAACCATTAGTTGAATGATTATAAAAATTCATAGAAGTTCTTGCTTGTTGTAATGCTGGCGTTGTTAAATTTGTATAAATTTGACTAACATTATCTGCGTTCGCATCCTGTAACGTTGTAAAATTAACACCGAATAAATGCTTACCAGTTAGGCATGTGCTACCATAATCGCAATTTGTAAAATATCCTCCGTTGCTATGGTTTCTACTCGCGGTTCCCATAGGCAGATTGACATTAAACTGGCAATTATTATTTACATAATAACATATTTCTATACTAGTTTTATTATCTAAAACTCCTTCTGTTTGTCCGATAAAAGTCTGGAATTGGTTTTCTTCACCAGCACCTTTAATATTAATTGAAGCTGATTCTAACGATATTTCATCACCGGGCTGCAATAATATACCGCTATCTATTGTTGTCTCCCATTCAGAATTTGAAACATTGCTAGAATGTTTATTACTTTCAATAGGTATAGCACCTCGTTTATCTTCTTCTAATAAATTTACTGCTATACTTCTATTACTTTCTATTAATAATGTATCTGTCATTATTTAATATAAATATATATAATTTTATTACATATTCTCTCAATATTTAAATTATAAATTTAAAAAATTATTAATTTACATATTATCTTCATATAAAACTTTGCTTTCAAATGCTTTATGTAATTTTGCTGGATATTCATCTAAACGTCCATATAAAAAATTAAAGCGTTCTGGCACTGCAATACGATGAAATCTCATTAGGTTCTCTTCTCCTCCAAAATTTTCACCATATACTTCGCTAATTTGTTTTAATTGTTGTTGATTAAGAGTGCCTAAAATTAAATTGGTAGCATTATTCCTCACAATTGGACTAACCATTTTAAAATTTTGTACTGAATAAAGTAAAAGACCACACCCATGATGCCTGAAATTACTAGCAAGAGTAAAAAATGTTGATTTTGGTTTTAGTGGTGGAATATCATCTAAAATTATTGCAATGCTTGGGCGGTCATCATCGTCAAAAGTATGCTGATAATCTAATATTCTTCTTAATGTTTCTTCGCTAAAAGTATCATAAGATGTTGCTGGAAAACTTTCTTTTATTCTTCTTCCTGTTTGGTCTTGGTGAAGTGTTTGAGAGAATATATAAACATCATCAAATGCGTCTTTATAAAAATTAGAATTTAAAAGTAAATTAGTTAATAAATTTGTTTTTCCTGATTTAACAGATGATACTAATAATACATTAGCTCCTTCATTTGCTTTTGGTAAAAGAGGATGCAGTGGTCTTCTAATATTAATACCAAAATTATCCTGTTTAACTGGTAATATACTTAAATCAAAACTTTCATTAGTATCTGCGGTCTTTGTCTTCATTATATTATATATATAAAATATAATAAAATGAAATGTTTAGATTTATTCAGCGGAACTCATAGCGTCGCTGCCATTTTACGTGAAGCAGGTCATGATGTTATAACTCTGGATATGGATGGAAATAGTGATATTAATATTAATATTTTAGATTGGGATTATACTATATATCCTGTCGGATATTTTGATTATATTCATGCATCTCCTGAATGCACTTTATTTAGCACATGTAGTTATGCTAATATTGGAAGACGATTAAAACGCTTAAATATGCTACCATTAACGAGAGAAATATTAGAAAATGAAATGACGACTATCGGATTACCACCAGTATATAAAACATTAGAAATAATAGAATATTTTAAACCTAAATATTACACTATTGAAAACCCTGCATATGGTAAAATGAAAAATTATATAGATTTATCAAATACTATTGTTGATTATTGTAAATATGGATTTTCTTATCAAAAACCTACGCGAATCTGGAATAATTTTAATTATATTGGAAGAAGATGCAATAAAGATTGTGATTTTATGATTAAAATAAATGATTCATTTTTACATTTACAAAATTGTGGAAGAAATAGCAGAACTAATAAAGAAGAAAGGTATCGCATTCCACCAGAGTTAATAAAAGATTGGTTAAATTATATGAATTAATTTATTGCACTTGTATCTGCGAAACAGAGTCGTATAACTGAACAACACCATCTTTTACAGCAAATAATTTCGTAACTTCAACAAAAGCATAATTATTATATTTAATATTTGTAGTATTATTAACAGGATAAGATCCAAATACTTCAATAGGTTTCTGGTTAATTAATTCTGTATCTCTATCCGAGTCGCCGTAAAGAGTAGAAATATTAACACCTAGGAAATGCATATTTTTACTTAACTGAGTTGATAAGTTCATTCCGCCAAATGCTACAAAATTACTTGCTGCACCAAGTGGATAATATACAGCATTATCTGCTATTTTAAAATTATCTGTTGGCAATACGCAACCATTTAACGAATAAAGTCCAGTATGAAGATTTACAGACGAACCATATACATAAGACGCCTCCTGTGCTTTTAGTGCATTTGAAACGAGTGGTTGAGGAAATATTAATTCATCATTTACACGCATCTGAACGTTATAAGGTTTTACAGAATTTAACATAGCATAATTGCCAAGAAGCGAGTTATATAACGTTGCCCCGGCTGGATATGAATTCCCGGAGCCGTCTGCAAGGCTTCCCATAGGATTCCAACATAAAAATACATTTTTAACTTGGTAATTACTTACAGGAATTTGAAAATTAAAAGGTTTTTCTATTGTATTTGTATTTGTCGTTCCCCCAATAGTATCTTGAAGATTAACTACCTGTATCATATCGGTGTAAATTTTAGCCATTCCTTTATTAGCATTTAGACTTTCTTCAATAGCAAACATTCTTTCATCAGTGTAGTAAAGATAATCAGCATAAAATAAAAATGTTTCTGGAATAATATTAGCAAATACGCCTGCTGTATTTGGTGCATCAAAACCGCTATAAGGCTGTAATGCTATATTCCCTAAACCTTTGCGATTTGGCTGGTCGTTAGAATTATCCTGTGAATTTAAATGAAATACTACACTAACAGGATCATTAATTAAAAATAATGGTAATTCAATTGAATCTAATAGTGGAAATAATTCAGAAATTTTTATTGAAAAAGCTGGGGTATTAACTGGGGAATTTCTTAACTGGGTTTCGCCTGCCATAGTACAACCTTTCGGATCAAAATTATTAATTATTGTTCCTGCTGGAATAAGCAAACCCGCGTTAGAATTACTAACTGCTACATTTACATTAGTTCCGTTCTGTTTCATCATGGTGTTAATACCTTTCTGAATACGAGTAAAATTATTACGATATGCAGGCGTATCGTATGAATGCGTAATTGCTTTATAAAGTGCTACACTATTCACAGATTGAATTGTCTGCTGTCCAATCATTAAATCTACTCGATTAATCGCTGAATATATACCTGCATTTAAGGGAAGAAAACATTTATCGGTGCTTGTTAAAATTTGCATTTGAAAAACGCTGTCTCTTGATAATATGCCTGTATGTGGTAATACAAATTTCGCTATTTTTTGCGTTAATATCTGAGGTTCTAAAACGTCTGACTGAACAGACATTGCCATAGGGATATCATCAGAATTCTCTAATACCAAATCTTGTTGCGACATTTATTATATAATAATATAATAATTTTTTATAATTATTATTTTATTAATATTTTATACTAAATTATAAATATTTTTATTCTAAAATCTCTATGCCTGTTGGCGAATACATAGCGACATTTCTGGCTCGCGCGAATGTGAAAAACTGGAAAGGTGTAGCACCATTAATATTAGACTGAATACGGAATGCATAATCCATTTTAGAATAATCAACACCAACCCGCTGTGAGTCAGCTGGAAATCCTAATATAAAATTTGTAGGGTCTGGGCTTTCAGCCAAAGAAGCACCCATTTTTTTATTTCTATAATTGCACGATGTTGTAGCACCATTAAATATATTACCTACACTCGCAGGATTCATACCGTGATGACTATCATCATATAATGTGACTGAATGTAATGCTGGTTCTAAAATCTGTGCCTGGACAGCGTCAGGAGTTGCCTGTGCTTCACTATCTAGAATATAATTATATGGGAATAATGTACCGCCACGGAAATATTGAATTGTATTTAAATCGGCTCTTGTTCCTAAGTCAGTAGAACTTGCACCAATAGAAAGACGCGATAGACTTAAACTATCCATTTTAATATTATGCAAATGTAATGCAGGAATGAGAGAATGTGTAATAGATAAACAATTTTTTAATCCAAGTCGTAATGTGGTTGTAGAATCTGATGCTAAAAGTGTAGATGTCAATGTGTTAATGCTATTAAATACCAATGTGCCAGAACTTGGCATGGAGTTAAATATGGTATCATTTGGAACATAAATATCATAAGTTAAAAATACATCGGAAAGCTGATACTGGTAACTTGTATTAGTAGATTGCTGTAAAATAATTTTTGGCTGTCCAGTGCCGTCAATTTGAGTTGTAGTAATACAACCGAGAGCCTGTGAATTTTGAGTTAGCTGAATTGTTAGATTTAAACCGTGAAACCCTTTCTGTGATAGGTTAATAGGTGTAGAACCAGAGAGGAATCCAGTTTTTAGCGGAACAGAGTGCTGAGTTGGGACATTCATCTGCCTAGCAGTTGTAATATTTTTGGAACTAACGAGAGGGTCGCCAGTGCTTAAAGTATTAATTAAATCATATTGATTTTCAATATTTGGGGTAAAAGTTGCAACATAACGATTATAATTTTGGATAGTTTCGATATTTCTCCCATTCATAGAACTTACATTAATCTGTTCTATATTCGCTAAACTTCCTGTGTTCTGATTATAGTTAATTCCATTT